CGATAGTATTGCCATTTACCCGCACCTTGTTGCGTTTGATATGGCCATGAAAAGGCAACTGGAAAAAATACCGTTGCAGGTATTGCTCGTGTACCTGGTAGATAATGTACCTGCTGCTGCGTTGCCTTTACTGGCTGCACAGTTCGATGTATTGGGTTATAAAGGATGGCGGCTTGCCACAACAGAACAGGCGCAGCGCGACCTTATAAAACGTGCCATAGAACTGCATCGTTTTAAGGGTACACCCTGGGCAGTGGAAGAAGCATTGAAAAGTATTGGCTTTACAGATATCGAATTGATCGAGCATGTTCCTGAAATGCATTGGGCAACATTTAGGGTGCGCATTACGAATGAAAATATCATGCTCACTGAAGATTCAATTACCGATATCATTGCCATGATCAATGAGTATAAAAATGCCCGCAGTCATTTGGTAGATGTACAAATGATATTGCAGTTCGAAGATATCATTAACCTGGATGAAGATAGTGCAGATGTGAACATTGAAATACTGATCGAAGATGATATTACATTCAATGGTGCACTGCGTTACGATGGCACAGGTTTATATGATGGCACTTACGATCACAGCGGCGATAATGATGTGGTAACAATTACATAAAACTTTTGAGATGTTATTAACCAACGGAAACTTAAACGTACAACAGTTACTCGCCGGAGATGCCGACGGTAAAAAGATTACTAAGATCGGTGTGGGTACCAGCGATACTGCAGTTACTGCAGGTGATACAGCCCTTACCGGTGCTGTAATAAAAACCATTACCGGTGAAAACTTTTTAGGTGGTGGTATTGTGCAGTTTACAGCCACATTGGAATCAGGCGATCCGGCGATGACCATTAAAGAAGTGGGCCTGTATAACGAAGATGATGTATTGTGTCACCGTAAAGTAATAACACCAAGGGTTAAAACTGCAGGTGTTAGTTATGTGATCAATTATAACATAAAAGTGCAGTAATTTTTTTAGCCAGGCAGTTGCGTATTACGCATCTTCTGTTGCGTCGCACACTTCAGCTATAACAAATAAATCATCATTTCAAAATGACACCATACACACCAACAGATGCACTTAACGAAGTAGATATCTACGATGAGAGCGATCTTGTTTTAGGCGGTACCACCGGTAACAGCAATTTACCCATAGAGGCTTTGGCCGATCAATCGTTGTGGTTGCAAAACCGCATTGGTGGTTACCGTGATGTTGTTGCAATTACAGGAAATGCAGCGGTAACTTTTACTGATCATGCAAACCGTTTACTGGCAGTTACGGCAACGGCTAATGTAACCCTCACTGTAGATGCACTGAGTGGTTTTAAAACAGGTAATAAGATCGCTGTTGTTGCAAACCTCAGCGGTGCAGGCGGTCCCTTTTGGGTTAACCTGGTGACTGCTGAAAATATCAATAATGGATCTGTTACACGCACCAATATCTGGTTATACGATGGCGAAATGATCGAGATCGTTGCAGGCGCTTCTGCCTGGTATTGGACAATCGCCAAAGGCAACTTTGATAAGGTTGGAGACCACGACCTGAAACGATTTGCGCCCCGCAATGCATTTATTGCAGATGGTTCGCTCGGCGATCTTCGGGCAAAATATCCACGCCTTTGGGAGCTGGTAAGTGCCACAGCTTTAAGCGATGCAACCTGGAATAGTGCAGGCAACCGCTACAAGGGTCAGTTTAGTACAGGCAACGGCACAACTACCCTACGCAGGCCAGATTACCGTGGATTGTTTTTACGGTCCCTGGATGGCGGCAGAGGTTTAGACCTTGGCAGGATGGATGCAACAGCTGGCGGTTACGAAGATGATTCCATAAAAGATTTTACAGGCAGCGGTGGTTATAACCGCTTATTAAAACACGATGGCACCGGTACCAATAAAGGAACAGATAGCATTGATCTATCCGGCAGTGAGCCCAGCCTGCTCAGCTCCTATGCCATTACAGGATTAGGAACAGAAACACGCGGAAAAAATTTAGGCTTTACACCATACATATATTTTTAACATGAAACGAATATTCTCAGCATTACTTTTTGTTATTGTAGTTGCGTTTAGCGCACAATCTCAAACCATTACCGACAGTGCCTCTTTGCGCAGTGCTATAAATACTTATATTACCAGCAACGGATCCGGTGCCATTACCGGTGCAAGGCTCAATGCTATTTTAAATGGTGCACTTGATGTCAGCAGTAAAAAATTAGACAGTGTTTGGGTAATTGATGATACATTGTTTTTTAAAAAACACGGTGCAACTTATTATCACCTGCTGCCTGCACCTGATTGCCCAGATCCAACACTGCAGGATATTGTAACGGCTGGTAACCGGTTGATCACAAACCAGTTTATTAAATATCCTGATGTGCTTACATTTTACGGAACAGGTAGTTCGGGAACACAATTAAATATCGTAGATTCTGCTTACGGAAATTATATCATATTTAAACCCACCATTTCACCCAGCGAACAATATCCGCAGATTAGTATGACGAATAAAGTGGGCGGTAACTATTACACTTCATATTATTCAACATCTTCAAATGGATCAGGAACAACAGTTACATTAAATGCAAATAATGCAACTGGTACAACGGCGAGATTAGAATTAAATTCATCTAACGCAGAGAGTAATGGCTATGTCGCAATGGTTCCTGTTTACGAAGGCCGAGCCAGGGACACTTTCGCAACCCGAAATTATGTAAGAAGCTTAAGTGGTGGCGGTGGTGGAACTACTACAAACGCACTAAGTGCAGGTTTAGGATTGGCATATAATACAGGTTCAACATTCGATGGCAGTGCAGCAAGAACTTTATTTGTAGACACTGCAGACACAAATATATTAAGCAGGCAAAGGGCAGCGGCAACTTATACCGTTTTTTTAGACGATATAACAGCACTATCTGCATACGTTAGGGGAGCAGTTACAGCTGTTTTTGTAAAAGACCTTGATAGGGGCGGCTTATTTAAATGGAACAGTACTGGAACAGACGATAACACTATAATATTTTCAGCAACAGGTGGGGGTCATTGGATAAGGCAGTACACGGGTTCGGTTGATGTTCGGTGGGGCGGTGCAACAATATCGGGTTCAAGTGCATCAAACACCACTGTTATGAATAGTATTATGGCAGCAGGGTATTATAGCCTTTACGTTCCATTTGGTTTAACATACGACCCTAACACACTTACTACATCGGATTTCAATAAAACTATAATCACAGACGATAATATAGATGGCTTCAATTTTGGTTCATCGGCAAGTCTTAGAAAAACAGGAAATCAGGCAAGCCATATAACTTTAAAATCTGCATTAACAGGCGGTATTACCGGAATGTGGATTCAAGGTAACGGGACTTACCCATTTACACCAGATGCAACAGGAGTTTACCAAGCATTTAAACTTGGGTTTGAAGATTTGGATATAGAAACACTAAATAACACTAACAATTATGGTGATGGTACGATAATTTTAGCAAACACAGGGTATAATCAATTTGGAACGGTTAGGTATAATACAACAACAAATGGAGATTTTCAAGGTGATTATATTTCAAAAGAACATACTTTCCAAAACACAAATTACAGAACATCTTATGAAGCTAATTTACAGCATGATACTGCCTTAGTTGGCAGTACAGATTATTATAAGTGGGGCGGCAGGGATAAAGCGTTTTGGTACACAGGAAGGCCAACAACAACAGGCGATTTAATTCTTGTTTTTTTTCGTGTTTATCAGGCAGCAACAACTGGAACAACAGGATCTACTAAGCCAGTTCATACAAGCGGGACAGTAAGTGATGGGGGGGTTAGTTGGACATATATAGAAGATTTATCTCAAAACATTTCTGGAAACAGACACAGACCTGTAACTATTTTTGGTGATGTACCAAGCAGTGCAAGCACTCCCGCTATTGGCTGGAATAATGCGGCTGTTCATTTTGGTGAAGATGTCCTTTTTTACCCCGGTGCGGGTATGGATTTTATTAATTCAACAAAACGTATCCGTAATGCAAGAATAGAAGCAATCAGCACCAATGCTAAAGGCTTAAAATTTATTATAGATACAGCAACAGGTTCGGTAACTAACGTAACGTTGAGCACAAACAGGATGGCTGTAACAAATCTGCAAATAGTACCCACTAATATTGCCAAAACAACAGGGGCTACAACAGTTGATATAACTCACGGTAATCTTGTTGGTTTTAATGACGGGTCTGCAACATCATTTACACAGTTTACAAATTCAGCACCAAATACAGACGTGCTTACATATTTTACAACAGCAAACACTACTCTGGTAGAAAGCAGCAATTTAGATTTAGGTGGGAACGGCAATATAACAATGCCTGCAAATTCATCTGCTTTATTCAACATGGTAGGGGCAGGTAAAGCTGTTATGATTTCAGCAGTACCCGTGAGTAACAGTAGTTATTATATACACAATCAAACAAGTTCACAAACAGGTAATTTTAATATAACAGGGGCAGGAACAACCGGAACTCTTACAACAGGTCAATTCTCAATAACAGGCGGTAGCGATGGAGATATTTTCTACCAAAGCAGCGGCAACTTTGTAAGGAAATCTTTAGGAACAGCTAACCAGATTTTAGGCGTAACGAATGGCGGAACTACATTAGAGTACAAGACAATAACAGCAGGTAGCGGGGTAACAGTTACGCAAGGGGTAGGCAGTATAACTATTGCCGCAACGGGTGGCGGTTCAGGTACTGTTACAAGCGTAGGGCAATCATTTACAGGTGGTTTAATTTCAGTAGGCGGCTCTCCGATCACTTCAAGTGGTACTTTAGCTTTAACTGTAGCAGGTACAAGCGGCGGGATACCTTATTTTTCATCAGGTTCAACATGGGCTTCAAGTGCTGCTTTGACTGCAAATGCTTTGGTAATTGGTGGCGGTGCAGGTGTTGCGCCTTCAACAGCTACAACAGGAACAGGGGTGTTAACTGCTTTAGGGGTTAACACAGGTAGCGCAGGGGCTATGGTTCTTTTCAATGGTGCAGGGGGAACACCTTCATCTTTAACGCTTACAAATGCAACAGGGTTATCGTTGGCAACAGGGGTTACAGGAACATTGCAAGCAGCACAAGAACCAGCCCATACAGGCGATGTAACCAATAGCGCAGGTTCACTTGCTTTAACAATTGCAAACGCAGCGGTAACACAAGCAAAGACAGCGAACTATTCCGCTAATACTTTTTGGGCAAATAATACAGGTTCAGGCGCAGCACCTTCCGATCAAACGTTTAAGTATGCGAGTGAGGCAACATATAGCGGGACTGTAACATTTACAGCAGGCGCAGCACCAACCACAGCGGCAAATAAATATTCGTGGATGCAAATAGGCAAGCAGGTTACAGTATGGCTATGGCTTAATTATACAAATGCAGGTACTACAGTAACGGTTGCTTCATGTGCATTTCCGGAAGATTTACCAAGTCCAGTAGAACCGACAGGTTTCACTGCAACAAATGATAATTTATATTTTGGTTCGGGCGGCATGGCAACTGGTACGAGTGCCGCATTGGGTAACAATAGTTTTTCATCAATCGTAAAAACAGGAACGGGAGCTTATGCGATTGCAATAAAAAGCGCATCTGGTTCGCATAAGATCGGATGGGCAACGGTAACGTACACTGCGCAATAAACCACTATACAACTTAAAAAAATTAACCACATGGAACAATTAAGAAATCAAAAAGTAAAACCCATAGAAGGCCAGCCGATAGCCTTTCTGCCAGACTTGATGAATTGCTCATTAGATAGCAGTTTAGTTACTAAAATGACACGGGTAACTTTTGCTATTCAAGATACAAGACCGCCTGCTGACTATATTGAAAATATCATTAGAAAATTTGAAGGAAGTGCAAATATTCCAAACGAGGTGGCGCAGAAAATATTTAATACAGATGGCACGATCAATTACACTGAATTAAATGTAATTCTTTTAGCCTTTGGTGTTCAGGCAGTAGAACCTGAACCTGTAGTTCCCGTGCCGCCTGTAGAGGAAACGCCGCCGCCTGCTGAATAGCATATCCAACCGTACAAGTGAGTGACACAACAATGTTGCGTTTTACGCAACTGCTGGTAAACAAAACAACACTAATGAAATGAAAAAAATATTATTAATACTGATGCTGGCAGCTTCTGCTGCATAATGCACAAGTGGAACTTTTACGGTAACACTACCAACAGCAGTTGGTATTACAGGTAGGGTTTATAACATTGTTAACTCAGGGGCAGGTACAATTACAATAGGTACAACAAGTTCGCAAACTTATATTAATGTAACTGGAACACCGACAACCCTGACTTTATCAGCCGTTGGGAGTTATCAGGTACAATCAAATGGCGCGGCATGGATGGTATTGTAAAAATTTAAACACAATGAAGAAAGCAATTGCATTTATAGCTGTTATTATTTTTTCGGCTTTTCAAAACTCAGCACCCAAAGAGCGTAGTTATAAAATTGAAATTCCTCAGTCGCAGATCAATGCTTTTTGGGCAGTTACGCATGGGCAGGAAGATAATCTAACGATTGGGCAATACAAGGCTGTAATGCAATACATAGAAATTCCGCTTCAGCAGCAGGCTTATGCTTATCATATTGAGGATAGTATTGCTGCATTGAAGGTGAGGAAGGATACGGGTAAGGGGAAATGAGATTTCTCCTTCGTCGAAATGACGGGTAGTAGTGTTGAATGTACAAGTGTTCCAATCTGCTGCTTCGACACGCAGATTGCTCAACGATATTGCGTTTTACGCAACTGCTGGTAAACAAAAAATAAAAACTAACAAATGAACAAAATTATTTTATTGCTGATCATGGTTGCCGGTTGCATAACAGCATACGGCCAGGATACTGTAAAAGTGATCTGCCGCACAAAGATTTTCTATTTCGATACTTTGTATAAAAACACTTTCGATACTACAAAAATTATTGATGGCATTACCCGTAAGCATGATAAAGTGCCGATTAATGATCCAAAATTTCCATACCCACAATTCTATAAATGGTACACACATAAAGATACTGCCTGGCATTACGAAATTGATACCCTTCCGGTTTTTGATGGAGTTGTGTTAAAAGACAGTACCGGCGTAGGTTGGTGCGACAGCATTATTCCCAAAATAAAGCCAATACCCATAGACAGTTGCGAACAAGCTAACAACAATTATGAGATAAAAACAACAACCAATGAAGAAATTATTATTGATGCTGTTGCTGATTACAGCAGGCATTACGGCATTAAGCCAAAGCGTTTTACGGTTTGATGGATTAAGCAGTTTTGGCAAAACAACTATAGTAGGTTTTCCCGGTAATCCTGCGGGTGCCTATGCTGAATATGGTACAAAGCTGCACCGATTTACTGTTGGCCGTAAAGATTTTAACCCTGCTTATGGTGTGTACACCTGGGCAACGCTGGATAGTGCCATCAGTAAATTTGCAGCCGCAGGCAAATACCTGCAGATAGAAATGTACAGCGGCGATGTTTCACCGCAATGGGTATTTGATAGCTGTGGCACCTTTAGTACAACAGGCGGTAACCGTAACGGTCCGTGGCCGCGTTACATGACGGATAAATACCGCAACTTCTGGTACCAGTGGAATGTGGCTTTTCAAACACATTTAATGAGCCTGCCTTATAACCTGCGTTCAAAAATCGCTGCGGTACTCATCGACTTTGGCAGTACCGGCGATGCATTTGCATACAAAGGTACTCCAACCAATCCTGCATATATTATCAGCGATCCTACCTGGTTAACCGAAACAAAACGGTATTGGGATAGTATTGTGGCCGTGTGTGTGCGCATACATGCAGATACATTGTATAGCATTTCTTTCAACCCCGGTAACAGCTTTTACAACTACAAATATTTCTACGACCGCTACAGTTATTTGGGCAAAATACCGTTTTACAAACAAGGTGCGCTCAGCCACTTCTACAATGTAGATGGCAGTGGTATTGAGATCGGTAATGCTGATACATTGGGCTTTGGTGAAACACAGTTTCCCATACCCGGCAACCTGGTACACCCGCATAAAGAAGGCAGGGCACTGGTATGGCAAACGATCGTAGCAGATTTTGCATTGCAAATAAACCCAACATGGCGCAGCGATATGCGGGAGGCTGGCGAAACCATTACCAGCCCACGCATTACAGATCCTGCAAATGTGTACATGCAAACCACCAACAGGGGTTTTTCTGTACCATCCGGCCAGTTAATGTATGAAGATACTGTGCATTACCCAACGGCAACTTACGGTCCGTTAATCACACCCGCAAGCCTTTCAGCATATAATTCAGCGGTGGCCAGTATTAACGCAGATACCTACAACGACTGGCGCAGTAAAAAAATGCTGATCTATAACAAGATCAGGCAATACATCAGTTACCGAAGGGTAGATAGTTTCTTATCAAAGTTCCCGGATGCCCGTTACGATACGGCCAGCTATACAACGGATCCTAACTTTCACATGTGGGATAACGACATTGTGATTGATGGCATTCTGAATTATGAAAAAAATGTAAAGCTGCTCGATCCTTACGGAACTACGGTAAGTGTGCGGCGCATTGGCCCTGATACTTCAATGTGGGGCCGTGGTGGTTTTAAATTTAAAATTACAGATGGCGCGGGCCAGGTGGGTTATTCTGTGGCAGATAGTTTAAAGGTAACGGGTAACAACCGGGTACAGATAACTGTATATTACCTGGATGCCGGAACCGGAACATTCAGCATTAATTGCACCAAATGCCGAAACCTGTTTAAGCAAAATATTACCTGCACCAATACCGGCTTAATAAAGCAATACACCATGGCCGTTGATAAGTTTAAATTTTATGCAGGGGATGAAAAGGATTTCTGGCTGAAGTATGAAAGCGGCGATAATACATCTTTTGCGGGTGTGGAATTTTTTAACAGCAGCAAACCATAATAATTACCAATAATCATTTTATTGATGGATCAGGCACAATACATTCTGGAATGTATAAACGAGATTGACAAGAAGTTTGATAATAAGCTGAATGAAATTTTAATTCAAACAACTAAAACAAATGGTCGTGTTGGCAGGCTTGAAGATTGGAAAAGTTTTATAGGTAAAGTACTTTGGGCAGCTGTGGGTATTATTCTTACAGTCATCGGTTTTTATTTTCAAAACTATATTTCAAAACATTAAAATCATGGAATACACAAATTACATTCTTTTTGCACTTGGCTTTCTTGGCATCCTTATGCATAACCTGGTAAAGGTTGAAAGTATCAACCGCCAAACTCAGGGCAATTTTAAAATATTGCCTTTTATAAAATTAGAATGGCCCTCAATCTTTTTATCGCTTTGCGTGGTATTTGTTTGCTTAATTGCCAAAAGCGAAATAAAGCAGCTTGAAGCAGTAGGCAGTTGGCTGGGGATTTCATTCGTGGCAATTGGTTACATGGCACAAAGCCTTATTTACACGTTCATTGGTAAAGTGCAAAAGATCATTGATAAAGAAAACAAGCAATTATGAACCCAACATTTAAATCATTACTCATCTTTTGTTGCGTCGCACTCTTGTGCAGTTGTAATGCTGTTAAGCTGCACAAAACAGCCCAATACAATAAAAGCGATCAGCAAACACATGTTGCGTACGATAGTGCCCATGTAATTACCAGTGCAGGCTTAAGTAATACAAGTACTGCCATTTACAATCTTAAAGATTCAAATGGCATTGCAACAGCAGAATTCAGCGCAGATTTTTATTTAAGTGATAGTACAGGCGCCATTACAGTAAGCTACGATACAGCCGGCGTGTTCGTATTCGATCCTGGAAAAAATAAGATTAAAAGCATCAGTGCAAAAAAGCTTCATCAGCACTCGAAACAAACCAGCGGTTTTACAGAAGAAAAACAAGCATTATCGAACGCTTTTAAAGATAGCCTACATGCTTCAGGCATTGCAGACAGTACCAATCATACAGAAACAGCAACAACTGAAAAAATAAAAGAAACCGAAAAAATACCTGTTGTGGGCATCACAATTTTATTTTTTGCAATAGCATTCACATTAATTGGTTACAAAATTTATAAAGGAGAAATCAAAATATAAGCCGTAAAATTTTAAATGCTGTTCTAATAAGCAGTTAGTTTTGGTTGCGGGCCCTGTTTCTACAGGGCCCTATTTTTTACAGGTAATTCAACCGGTCCGCAGCTTCATCTATTTTCCTGTCTTTAAGGTGGTAATAAATTTCAGTGCTTTTTTTATCGGTGTGTCCCAGCATTCGCTGCGCAATATCTTTGGGTATATTGGCATCAGGCATAAAACCGCCGAAGGTATGCCGCCCAACATGGGTAGTAAGATTTTTATTGATACCTGCAGTTATAGCCAGCTGCTTCAGCCAAACATTAAATTTTTGATTCGATAGCTGCAAAGGATATGCTTTTGCCAGCTCTACCACCGGCAGCAGCTTTGCGTAAATTTTTATGTTGATTACATTCCCCACACCTTTCGAAGTGCGACGCACAATGCGCTCATCTTCTATAATGTGAATTAACGGATCGAATGAAATTGCATCTTCAAACCGCAGGCCAGTATAACACATCAGTAAAAAGTAAATGGCCACACGTTTTAAAATATCCGGAATGTCTTTTCTATTGGCCACTTCAAAGATCCGTTGCACCTCATCCATTTCAAGCCAGGTACGTTGTGATTGTTTGTAATTGCCCCGGTTGAATTCTTTAAAAGGATTTTCACTGATAATTCCGCCATGCTTAATGGCCAGGTTTATCATTGTGTTCATCCATTTAAAAGTTTTCCAACAGAATAGCCCTTTTGTTTTAAAATATCTTGTAAGTTGGTAATTATTTGCACTTTTTCTAAATTATTAAAATATGCTAAGAATTATTTGGAACTAATTCTAAATGCAGTTTATATTTGTACAGTCAATCGGTATAGTACAGTAAAAATATAAAATCAAATGCGTTTAAACGAAAATGTTTTAAAACAAATACACAACAAACGCACCCGTTTGCGCCTTGCTGTAGCCCTCGATCTTACCGAGCAGGCCATCATAAAATACATCAAGAACAATAACGAAAACCTTACTAAAGCCGCCGCATTAAAAGTTATACGGGAAGATACCGGCCTAACTGATGCAGACATTCTCGAATCCAATACCGTTGAAACCATAGTGTAAAGCTGCAATCCCAATTGTTAAAAAAAACAAAGCAAAAGCAATTGAAAATCATAACAAAATTACCAGAACATGTTTACCACAGATTTTAAGGTACGCTGCATAACCGAAATAGAATGCAGCATAGAGTTGCCCGGCAGCTGCTACTTTGTACGCAACCAAAACAGCATGCGCCTTTGCTACAGCCTAGACAGCCAGCTCAGGTACATCAATCTTGCCTCCCGATTAGAAGCTGTGGAGTTACTGCTAAAAATAAAGCCCGAGGTAATAGACGGTTACACCATAGATGCAGATGGCCAGTTACACATGTACACCAATACACTCTTTACCGTTTACAACCATAAAGGCGTACCAGTACAATACACCAAACAAACACCCGTAAAGTGGGAAAGTATCAACCTATCCCCCATCCAGGTACAGGCAATTGCCGCCCTGCACGAGTGGGAGCAAACAGGTGGCACCATGGGCAACGTGGTAAGTATGGCAACCCATTATTTAAACAAAACCATTATGGGCCGCGCAGCCTGATTAATAATTAAGCTTTCGTTGCGTCGCACACTGCATCTTTCTCATCATTAATGAACAAAGCGTACAAGTGAGTGACACAACCAAAGCTGAGTAAACAATCAACAGCACACAACCAAATCAACTAAACAGCCAAATGAAAAAGTTAATAACAGCCATTTTAATACTAACAGCTTTCTCCGCAAAGGCTCAGTATTACGGAGGCATGCAGTTCGGCTATAGCACAAAGAACAAATTAACCGGTGCATTAATAGGCGGTTACCAGTTTACCAATCAACAGAACGAAAACAAAGCCATTGTTCTCGAAGGCCAGATGAAGTTTCATATAGATCGTGTAAACCCCGCATACTTTAATGCAATGGCAGGTTACAATTTTCCTCTTACCTCATCCATTACAATAACACCATTGGCAGGCAGCGGTTACAGGCTGCAAAGCACCGACAATAAAGAACTGAATACCATTGTATGGGTAGCGGCCCTGCGGTTAGAATGGAAGAGCAACACAATAGAATACTGTTACACTGATAAAACGCAATTTATAACCATCGGCATACGTGCATTAAAAGGAAGGGATTTATGATACACACCAAAGGTCCCTGGTTTGCAGTACAATATGCAAATTATTGGGTAATACAAAGCGAAGATTATTATAACGATAGCGATTTATTGAATGAGGAAACCTGCGCTGATGCTGAATCGAATGCAAACCTGATGGCAGCGGCACCCGAACTTTTAAAAATTGCCCAACATGTAATTGCTATGCATGATGATTCTTATTTATCAGGCCATCCGGAATGGGTTGAAATAGTTAACGAGGCAAAAGCAGCAATAGCAAAAGCATAGATTTTATTGTAATCACCAAATCATCAAATCACATGCTCCCCACCATCTACAGTACAGAAATAACCGATTACCTGGAAGCAGCAGGTTTCGAAAGAACAGATCAGGGCATTAGTGTTGATTTTATGTGTTGGAAAAAAGATCAGCAGGTAATACAGTTCGAAGGGCAGTTGCTGAAAGCCATTACAGAACATACAAAATGGGACAAAAAAACCACCCATACCCTGCAAGGCTTTAAGCAAAACGATCTGCTGGTATTTGTACTGATTTTGAATAGCTGGGGCATCATCAGCATAGAAACCATGCGCAACCTGCAACCCAAAAAAATAAGCGATTATGGTAGTAGAAACTGAAATAAAGAAGCTGCGGCAGGATATGGCAAAAGAATTTGCCGAAATGCGCATGCTCATCATGGGTAAAGGCACCATCGGTTTTTGGGTAAGCCAGAAAGTAGCCTGTGCACAGCTAGGCATATTACCACGCAGGTTGAGAGACATAAGAGTGCACTACGATGCCAATGGCAAACAGCATGGCAGCATTCGCTGGCGCAAGGGTGCAGGCAGGCAGGTACAGTACCATAAGGCAGATATAGAAAAGTACCTGAACCAAATTGTAGTAAAATGATTGTACAGGTACTGGTAATGGATAAAGTATTGTACCAGGATACGGTTGATTACCCCGGTGTACCGCAGGGGCTTATCAGCGAACTGGAACGCACCTGGCGCATAATGGAATTACAGGAACAGGGTATACAGGCCAATATAGCGGTAATAGTAGGCAGCAAAATGAACTTAATCAATTTTCACTTATTCGATACTGAAAACTTTTAAAAAATGCCCATTGATCTTAACACAGCCACCACCATTCTTTTAAGTGCAGTAATCATTGTTTTTGGTGCATTGCTGATACGGGAAATTATTAAGGATTACAAAGCAAACAAGAACGGTAAAATTTAAAATCACTTGCCATGATGTACATCGTTTGTTTTATTGCCGGTGCCTGTACAGGCATTATTTACACAGCCATAAGATGTTTAAAACGCATTCACGATGTGGAGTGCCCGAAACAGAAACGGCAAATACTGGTAAAGATTTTACCGCATAAAATGGCAGAGCAAAAAGAGATCATTGGTATTGTAAATAACCTGCAGCCTGCAACAGCGGCTGTTGAATGGAATTAAGGTTAGGGTTTTTATAGGGACAATGGCCGGTTGTTTCTACAACTGGCAAATATTTGGGGAGATAGCTTAATGGTGAGAGCGTGTTTCAGTAGTAGGCAAACGAGATAACGCAACGCGAAATTTAAAAGCAGATGAAGAAACATCCTGGTAAACGTGAACGGGCGGCTGGAAAGCGGAAAAAACGCAGCCATTGGTATGGTTGGAGTAATGCCAATGGTTCGGGGTCGGTAACGTTAAAACTCGGTTCACGTAAATGGAAGAAAATTAATTTAAAAAAGATTAGTGATTTTCCCTTTTAAGTTTCGCCTCAGTGTGTGGTCGATGCCGAAAAAATAGCCAAAGCGTGCGCTAGTGAACCGTCCGTATGTCTTTGTACAGGTTCGATTCCTGTTCTCCCCGCAAAACAGATCTTTTTCATATGGCAAGCAATCGTTAGAACCCGGCATGTTTCTACATGCGGGGTAAAAGGCAGGGTAGAGCAGCGGCAGCTCGGTGGGCTCATAACTCACAGGTCGGTGGTTCGAATCCACCCCCTGCAACACATTCAAACCAAGGCGGGGTAAAGGCTTACAATTAATGATGAAGATCTGGTTTATGCACAACAGTTTACAGCAGATAACAGATGATAAGTTAAACAAGTGCAGCCTCCCGCCAAAAACATTTATTAACCAGGGGCCGGGTAAAAATTTGATATAAAGTGTGTACCGGTCCCTAAACTTTTTTTATCACTAAAAAACCATCACTATGCCAGCAGAAATTAAAAGCAAAGGCGCAAAAGTAGAAACCATTACATCGCCATCGCTGCGCAAAAGGTACCAGCGCCACTGTAAAAAAGTACACAACCTGAGTGTTGCCCAGCGCCTGCGCGACATGATGCAGCTTGATCTTAAAAATAAGATACATGGCTAACGCAGCTGTAATGATCGCCATAAGGCTTACCGTAAAATATGGTTATTCAAAAAGGCAGATACTCACGTATCTGCGCAAAAAAGGCTTAGCATAATGCAAATGGAAACTTTATATACACCGAACTGCGTGCGCACATTTACGGGCCAGTTTATTAAAATAAACGAACCCGATCCGCTGATGATCTTTCCCGTAGATATTGCTGTAGGGCTAAGCCGTGCCATGCGTTTTGCAGGCCATACCAAAAAGCCTTACAGTGTTGCCGAGCATAGTGTATGGTGCATGCTTAAAGCAGAAGAGCTGTACCCGCAGGATAGTTACCTGCCATTCAAAGTGTTGCTGCACGATGCACATGAATACCTTTTGTGCGATGTGCCTACACCTGTAAAAAAACTATTGCCGGAATACGATTTATATACCACCATTCTGCAGGATGCTATACACGATCGGTTTAAGGTTGCAGTAGCAGCACGGGATGCGCAACGCATTGCCGAAATAGATAAGCTGGCCCTGGAATGGGAATGGTGCAACATAGTGCTTAAAAATGCAGTGTTGGTTTTAGACGATAAGAGCCGCATAGATTATTTCATTCATCATTTTACAAGGTTATGCAAAACACCGGTAGTACTGCAACCATAGGCTTTCAGCCCAGTTTGTTCAGCGATGTAAACAGTATATACCAGCAGTTTATGCAGTTTCATACACAGAACCCACGGGTGTACGAATTGTTTAAAGCCTTCAGTTTTCAATTGATAAAAAGCGGCAAGAAAAGCCTGGGTGCAAAAATGATTATCGAGCGTATAAGGTGGGAGATGGCAACCGGCCCCAAAGATGCCGCAGGTTTTAAGATCAATAACAATTACACTGCCCATTATGCCCGGCTTTTTATACAGGAACATAAAGAATATGCCAATTATTTTGAAACCCGCGAAATAAGAAAATTATGAAGTTTCCGCAACGTGAATTACAGGCAAAAAAGCGCCTGTTATTTATACAGGCCAACAGCCATTTAAGCAAAGAAGCTATTGCCGAAAAACTGGGTATTACGCCAATAGGTGCCTATGGCATAGCCAGGAAAAATAATATAACGCTGGCACCAACATTACGCCCTACATCTGTTTTAAATCCGGCCAAACAAAAAGCCATTGAACTGATAAAGGAACAGCCTTCAATAAAACTAAGTGTGGTAGCAGGCAGAACAGGCTTAACCAAAGAAAGCCTGCGGTATTTGTTTAGAAAAAATGGCATTGATTACGGCGTAACAACAAACACTAATAGCAGCAGGTATAAAAGAAAGCAATCAGCCAGGCCACCTGCAACAATATTTAATGTGCACGAAAAGTGGTGCTGGTTATTGGGTTAGCCCAACAGCAGGAACATGTATTGATCGTTCCTTGCGTCGCACACTTGTACGGTTTATTCTTCGGTCGACAGTTGACCGTCGACAGTCGACCGATGTTCCGAAAGTACAAGTGAGTGACACAAGGATGCCTCATAGTAAATTAATTGATCGGTCCGTAAAATAAAATTGTCAGCATGGCCAGGCACCAAACTAATGCATTAAAATATTATTCACGGGATACTGCCCAGCAGGATAATGAACAGTATATAGAGGCTGAACACGGTCCCATTGGTTGGTACATTGTAGAAAAGCTTCGCATGCACATTTATGGTGGGGAGCATGGCTATTATTGCGAAATGGGCACATTACATAAAAAGCTTTTTTGCAGTAAGAATTGCAAAATTGAAATTGATTTCTTTAATGCAGTATTGGAGAGTTGCTTTTTACCCGAGGTTAGTTTATTCGATAAAGCGATGTATGAGCAATACAAGATACTTACCAGTAAGGGAATTCAAAAACGTTGGAAGAAAATTGTAAATGAGTGCGGTAAAAAGAAAGTTGCCATAAAAAATGATTATCTGCTGATTAACGAGGATGAAATAACACAGCCGCCTGCATTAACTGCCGATAAACTACCAGCTAATAACACCGGCGATGCGATTAAATGGGGGTTAACTGGTGATAAACTGGTGATTAACTCGGCAGAAAGTACACAAATGAAATTAAATGAAACTAAATTAAATGAAATTAAAATAGTAGCGGGTGAGAGACGCGCACCCGCGCCACCATTTTTTTTAAATAATTTTTTTCCTGATCAGGATGATGTTAGGATTGTTTTCATGTCCCGGATGGGTGGAAAGTGGCCCACAGAGAAGATTACAACGGAATCTAATAAATTTTTCAGCCACTACCACGGCCAGGGCTGGAAGAAATCCAGCGGCCTGCCGGTGCTCGATCTTGAGGCCACAGTCACAAGCTGGATTTACAAAGAGCTTGAAAAAAATAACGGATTTGTAAAGCTGAATGCAACACCTGTTGCACGGGAAAAGAATAAGCTTCGAAATGTAACCGAGGATGGCATTAGAAAGCAAAATTTTGACATGGTGCAGTTAGCCTACGAAACATTCTGCAATGGTGATTTGGCCGAGGCTGATATTCCCCCGCTAATGTACAATTTTTTGAAAAGTGAAAAAATCTACGTCGTCAGCGATGAAGATGTAAGCAGGATAAAGAAATTGTACGACAAAGATGATATTGGGGCTAAGCGAAAAGCATTATTGGAATATTTCACCAGGCTAAAAGGCGAATCAATAACTGTTATAAATTTTCAAAGCACAGTTTCTGCTTAATTTGTAAATTGCGTAAAACGCACATTATTAAAAATAAATTTCATGAACCTCATACACATTGATACCAGGGACGCAGATAGAAAATTGAAGGAGCTTAGCGGTAAACTATCGCAAAAGCAAATCATTGTTGTTACCCGAATGAGTATGAACAGGGCTATAAAAAAAGGTAAGACTGAAATTAAGAAATCTATTTTATCGCTCTACAATATTAAATCCAGCAGAATTGATGATAGTAATCGAAAGAAAGGTTTATCAGTAAAGCTTTCTCAGGGCAACAATCTTTCTGCAGAGGTAGATGCAGGTCACGTTCCTGTTAATTTATCTGAAACAAAAGTAAAGTTCAAAGGTGTAGAAGTAGCAAGGGGTATTAGCTTTAAAAATGGCCAGCTTAAAAAAGGTAGAAGCTATAAGCGAAGCATATCAACTATTGCAGTACAGGTTTTAAAAGCAGGCCCGATTAAAACAATTAATTCAGCATTTACTATAGGGATTGCTACTCATTATAAGACTGGTAATCAATTCACAACTCCAGCAGTATTTGCAAGGGGTAAGCGTGGTAAACCTGATTTTAAATTTGGTAAGTCTCGTTATCCAATAGATTCTTTATCTACTGTATCAGTTGCTACTGCTGCATTTAATACTAAAGCACAAGAGATGGTGCAACCTGTAGTCAGTGAGATGTATGAGACTGAGATGGTTAGAAATATGAACAGGCTAATTAATTCATTGCCCCAATAGATTTAAAAAACAAACTGTATAGCGATGCGGGGAGTGTGTGGTATAGCGTGTTATGGTGCATGGTGTTGAAATTTTTTTGGGTCCTTCCTATGTTGTTTTCATGCGGCGGTTTGAAGC